TGGCGGAGTGTTACCTCCTTTGTTTAAAGACGAAGAGACCATTCCGGGACTAGGAACGTCCAGGTAAGACAAACCACTAGAGAATTACTGTCTAGTGTACAGGGCTGTTAGGTAAACTTTCAACCGAAGCTAACCCGCGTTTTCAGATACTTTATCAATCCTTCCGGGTCACATGATCCGGAACTGTGATTCCATGTCGGGCGAGAAATCGCTTGAAGTATGGAACAAGGGGGTTCTCAGTTGAGAGCACCTTTGTGGTTGGGTCATAAAATCTGAAAACCCTCAGGTTTTCATGTATGATATGAGTCACCGCCTTATGATCTTTGAGACTTTTGAAGTCTTTAAAGACAAAAGGATCCATTTCTTCGATACTAGAGGTCTCAAAACCTTTAGCATTAAGCTGGGCAGACATAATATCTTTAGAGGCTTTTGCCTGATTGATACTGTCGGTCCAATACGCCTTAAGAGCTATTAAACTCTTAGGATGTATGATGAATCGTCCGGATGGGTGTTTCAACCTCATTACCCCATCCAATCTGACCGCTAGGTCATGTACACCTGAATTTACATTCAGCAACATGGCCTCATGGGCTTCTGTGAAGAAGTCCGGCTCTCTTGAGTCCTCAGTTGTTATAAACACTCTGAGAATATCGTTACACTCCTCTGCCGTTAAAGGCGTTGGAATTGTCGAAGCCGGTTCAGTGGATGGAAGGGGTGGAACTTCAGCAGTCATAGTTTTCAGGGCTGATTTTAGGATTTCTGAGGTCTTGTTAGAAGCTTTGAAACGGTTATGCCAGACCATCACTGATCTGACAAGCCGGTATCTCAGACGCTCGGACTGATCATCGTGTTTTAGGATGCCCTTCGAAAGGTATCCTTGACTGATTATCTGTCCCCAGTCAATACTTAAGTATTTAAGCTGGGCGTCGTCTTTTGACCAATATAATGTGGTTAAAAGATCTGAGAGTAAAGCTCTATATTCCCGTCCATCCTTGGTCTTACGATCAAGAGTGGATAGCCTCTCAGCAGGTATGTCAAGTCCTGTAGAGTGGCATACGGATAGTAGAACGGGAACGTATCTCCAATCGTTTGCACGATTGATGATGCGGGGGGATATACGACTTACGTCAGTACCATCCCACGCCACGCGAGAGACGTATTCTAAGAAACTACCCTTGTCAGTAGGAACCTTTGATTTATTAAGGTTTATTACTGAACCGATGCTGTGGTACATCTTAGGGATTACTCCCAATGGATCCACGATCCAAAGATCATCACCCACCTTATTATACCAGGTGGTTTTGAAATCTGGATAGGCATCTTTCATGGTCATCTCTATCAAGAAATGATCAGCTAAGGTAGCTATTAGGAACGAACCGGTGGTTCCCATACCCTGGCCCTGTCTGTAAGTTATTTTCTTGCCCAGATGTGGTGAGTGCCATTGGCACTTCACCACTAACCGGTACCAAGCATCCGCGATAGGTAAACCAAACATTTCTTCCATTAATACCTTTTGGAAGTCTGAGTGGAACCTATCTGTCCAAGAATCCAGGTCGTAAGACATGATATTCTTTGACAGCGGATGGGAAGAACCCATCTTGAAACCACTAACGTGGTCCCAGAATGAGGTTGAATTCCAAAACAATCTTTTCAGAAC